GTAAACTGAAGCCTTGGTGTATTTCATTGTCGGCGTCCACAGGCCCATTGAACCGTCAGTTGGCGTAACATATGCTTCGAATCCATACGGAACAGCAGTTATAGGAAGAGCGGTATCCGACATTTCAACACGGACGTTCTTGCTGTTATTGGTGAAAGTACCAAACTCAAGAATCTTACCACGATAATCGACATAACTGTATCTGTCACCGATTCTACGAGCTACATAATTCGAAGAAGCCGGATTGAGATTACAATTACTGAACTGCTCAAGGATAATAGGTTTCTTATCCGTGTCGCTGTATTTGCGAACCGCTAGAGTGAAAGAACCCCAATCAGAACCAGCGACTGTGCCGGCTAGCTTAACGTTATTAACCTCAATCTTGTATTGAGTGTTGGTCAAAGTGCCGTCATTCAACGTGTGGAGACGGAACAGACGATACTTGGTTGCTGTTCCACCCGTCTGCCAAGGAGCAATTTTCTGAGAAAGCACCCAAGGCGTAGTTGCGTTGGTGATTGCAAATGCGCTGTCACCATTAGTCAAATCGCGGGAATAAGCATCCGTAAAGTCCAGAGGATTACCTGGAAATGTAGTATTGGGAAGAGTACTACCCGTAATCTTCCACTTGGTCGGACTGGCAACGACTTCTGTAAGAGCGTTTTCAAACACATTATACAGATAAGCCGCTTCAATTTTCTGACCGGCCACTTGTAAGTCAGGATCGCCCGCTGTCGGATCGTCACCAAATACGTTAGTGATATACTTGGTGCTAGAAGCGTCTGTTGAAAATTGATACACACCATATGGAGTCGTACTGTTGGTATTCTTCAGAGTTAAATTAAAGTCCGTACCAACGACCGTAGCATTAGTCATAGAAACGTTATAATCCAACAAAGAACCACTAAATCCAGGAGCGACCAAATCGCTAATTCCGCCGTATTGCGTATCTGCCAAAACAGCGAGCAACCTGTAATCGGTACTCGAACCTGATGTCCATGTGTTAGTACAAACATTGAAAGCAGGAGCAGTCCCAGCCGTAAACGTTCCGTTGTATTTACCGAACGTGCCGGAAATAACACCATCAATGAGAATGGTTGGTACCCCACAAGTGCTTAGATTTGTCCAAAATGTTCCGCTGATCAGAGTTGCAGAAGCAAAGGGTGTTCCAACGCCGCCAGCAAATGTAAGATTAACAGTGAGAGGAAACGATCCGCTGAATGTGCCGGCTGCTATTGACGCCGAAACAAGGGAAGACGAAGTGGCTCCAAGAGGTTGTGGCCACACAGATTTTTCATCCGAAATGGTTGACAAATCGGTTACTCCAAGAAATATGGTTTGACCATAATAGAGAGTACTACCACTGGTGCTATTTACATCATTGTTAAGATTTTCACCCGGACCCGTATTAAACGTAACGGTAAGAGACGCTGAAGTAAATTTGATTGAACCCGTATTTACAATGGATATACTCTGAGAATATCCTACGAGCACCGATCCTGATGGATACAGATAAGAACTTGACTGATTCAGAGCACCTGCAGACCAGAATCTATCCCATGAGCCGGATACACCCCACACGACGAATGGACTGTCTTGTTTGTATCCCGACAATCCACCTACGCGACAGATTGTTACCAACCCGCGTTCAGCCAAATACTCAGCCGCTGTGTATGGTCCGTAGTATGTACCGTCAGAAACGCCAAAAGTATTCTGGAGAGTTCCAAGGTCACGGACTAAGGTTGGCCAAAAGGCTGGGCCCTTTGGAAATGGGGCTACAATGACACCTCCTATGTCGGCTACGCCTTGAGCGATGCCAGATTGGTCGTTTTCACGGGTGAAGACACCCGGACTTACGATGCGGTCAACTGGACTGAATGTTCCACCTTCTTGTATAGGCATATGAAATTTTTCTTTACATTGTTATTCTTCAGCCAGACCTAAATCTGACTAAATATAAATATATTTGATTTTTTGGAAAACCAAACCAAATAAACATCAATTACAAAAAGATTTTTTCCATCCTTTGTATTGCTTGTATCTCATGTGGTAAACACCGAACATACCACCCTCATTGAGTTTATTATCCCTACAAAATCGCTTGAGGTTACGAATTGTGACAATTTTGTTGTCAGGTGAGACGAACAAATAATTCACTTTAGAATGTGAAGCAGCCATTTTTTCTTTGGTATTTTTAGTTGCTTGTTTTCCAAATCGGTGATTATTTGGGCCAGTCATCAATACTGACATTTTGTTTTTTGTGACAACCGACCTTTTCTTTCCTTTTGGCGACGGGGGCTTATTTGCTGTAAAATTAAGATTGTAATATTCATTTTTATTTTTTTCCGCTTTATCCAGATAAAATTGTTCCTGTTTAAGCAATGTTGATACAGAACACAATTCTACAATTTCAAACCTAAAACATTTTTCGCCATATTTGTTATAAGATTTTTGGAGATGACAATTCTCATGTATATTTTTTCTTAATTTGTATAAGTGTTTGTACCACCGACCAATCGGGTTTTTTGATGACCCGATATATCGCCTGCCATTTACAGAATTGATAATATTGTAAATGCCCGACGGCAGCATATTATGCTTGAGGAATGAATAACCCTTGTTTAAGATCGAGGTTTCCTTCACCAAACCGCTTTAAAAGGTCTTCGATAAAGTCACTTTCTTTCTTTTGAATCTCTTTCCATTCGTTTTGAACTTGAATTTCCCGATTAGCCACCATTTTGATGGCCTCATCGATACCCATTTTTTCAAGATACAACTTACCAAATTCTTCAAGTTTCTGTTGAAACTGAATCTGTATCTCACGAATTTTATTCAGGTCTTCCTCTGGTATTTTGATTGGTTCTGCCATAACTTTCCTTTCACTTAAAAGATAAACGCTCGTCTTCTGACCGTTACCGGACCAAATCCCTCATCTATGTCTTCCACAGGAACTTCATCCAGCCACACATCGAACTCTCCCGTTGGTGTTAAACTCACCACCGGAACTTCATACTGCCAAACTAAAATTTCATTGGTTTCGTTCATGTGACAACAATATGATCGAAGTAGGCATAGTCAGTTGATGAGCTGACTTGATTATTCCACAACTCTACCCAAGTAGCGCCTGTACTTGTCGCTGTAACTGCTACAGGACCAATAGTAACCCAATCGCTGCTTACCGCAGCACTGCCACTCAAGTCCTGAGTAATGCCTATATCCTTATTCGCTTTAACAATCATAGACGGCCTTGGTGAAATGCTCGCCGATTGTTTTGTATTTATTGAAATAGTCCGATTACCACTTTTAACAACCCATCTAAATCTCCAAAATCCGTATGTGATTTGTAAAGACGGTACAGCAGGACTTCCTTCAACTCTACTTTGTGTTATACCCCGTATCAGGTTTCTACCCATCGGACAATCCCCATAAGTAGAAGTTGGACCACCAAGATTTATGGCTCTTAAAAAACTGGGCGAACCAGGCGGAGATGATATGGGAGTCCTTGGAATAATGCCATAAATCGCTTCCGCCCCAATGGGAAGCGTAAGCCCACTTCCTGAAAATGCTATATCAGCCATATTAACTTGTCTCCACTGTGTTACTTGTTTCCATACAATATAGACCAGCATTTGAACTTGACTGAATTATGTGGAATGTCCGACCAGCCAAATCACCTGACCCTGTTATATTTTGTCCATCCGTAACATTGTTTCTCGCATGGAGAAATTGCCAAAATCCCCGTAGAGAGCCTCTTACATATAGGCTGACATTATCATGTACCCAAACAGGACTTAGATAGACCGCATTATTTACAGAATTCGGGTATGCTACAGTTCCAACCAAAGCAGTAGAAGAACCACGCCCAGCATCTCCATGCTTACCGACGGTTATACTTGAACCACCTCCAACTGCGGTATTTCCGCCACCCAAATTAGAAGGCATAAAATGTCCTGTAACTGCGGTGGCCAATGAAACTCCAAGAACATCAAGCCGATCAGTAGCAGCAGCTGTATTGCCCTCAGTTATACGCCCCACAATGAGACAGTTGTTTATTGGAGAAGTATTATATATCACCGATGGAGAAGTATTGGACGGCATATACAAATCTCCAAACATGAAAGTAAAATAGGTGCTAGCGATATCTCCTGTTTGAATGAAACAATACATCGAACTGGAATCTGCAAGTACTTTCCAGTTACGAACTGTAGTAACATCGGCACTTTTTCTAGCCATGATATATGGGTATTCAACTGCGGTTCCCACAGCTTGAGATCCCGATGGAAACGCATAATAACCGCTACCCGTGCCCGACGGCGCTGATCCTGAAGGCCCATCTATCATTGTATATCCGACAATACGTGCTTCTCTTGAAGTGCCAGTACCAAGAGCGGAATCGACTACATACAAATAATTCAACGATCCCGTTCCCTGTCGGTAAGTCGCTATGTTTGTTCCTGAATAAAATTTTTTCCAACCAGCAGGCAATTTCGATCCGTAGCCATTCACCAAACACTTATCCAACAAATTGACCAACGATCCACTAGAACCACTCATAATGGGTGCTCCGGAATCGCTGGCCGAATAAAATTGAAATTGCGAAGTGTATGGCATATTATTTTACTGGTAACGTATTACTTATCTCCATACAATAATGACCGCTGTTGCCGCTTGGAGATACAATTTGAAATATTCTTCCTGAAGATCCGCTGATAATCTGATCGTTTATGAAATTTGCTCGTGGATGACACAAATGCCAAAGACCCCGCATTTTTCCACGAATTGAGGAATTGGAGTTGTGATGAACCAACACGGGAACAATGTAAAGACCCTGATTTATTGGATGTGGTGTCAACATAACGCCCACCATTGTAGTGCCTGTACCGGCAGCTATAGCTTTCGTGGTATCTCCCATTTTTCCACAAGTTACGCCAGTACTTCCACTCATATTCCAGGTATGCTGAATAAAATGTCCAGCAGTCGCTGTGCCCACCGCACTAAAAACATCCAATTTTTCACTGGTAATAGTAGCAGCAGCAGCTTCACCCGACCTCCCAACTATCATACAAGATCCTGTGTCGGAACCTGTAGCAAAAGAATAAATGTCTCCAAAGTAAAACGCTGTCCAAATGTCCGGCGCACTTGCAAGAACATCTCCACTCTTGATATATGTGTACATTGACCAAGAATCTGCGAAGACCATCCACG